CGACAAAGACGAACGGCGGACGTACAAGGAATTTACCGATGCACGCACCCGACAAGTGGGAAGTATTCAAAGAATACTGCATACAGGACGTTGAAGTGGAACGCGCGATAAAAAAGAAACTCGCTCAATTTCCGATATGCGACAGTGAACAAAAGCTATGGACGTATGACCAACAAATTAACGACAGAGGTGTAAGAGTTGACCGAAACTTTGTTGAAAATGCAATCAAATTCAATACGGAATACAGCGACAGGTGCTATGATGAGGCACAAAAAATAACGGGACTTGAAAATCCGAAATCAGTTGTGCAACTAAAGGCGTGGCTTGAAGAAGAAACAGGGCAGAAAATCGACAGCTTAAACAAGGAAAAATTAAAGGAGCTTATAGCTGATGAAAGCATATCGCTAAAGGCGAAAAGAGTGATATATCTGCGTTCAATGATGGCGAAAACGTCTGTAACAAAGTACGAGGCAATGGAGCGGAGCGTCTGCGATGACGGACGAATAAGAGGACTCTTGCAGTTTTACGGCGCAAACCGTACAGGACGTTGGGCGGGAAGAATTGTACAGGTGCAGAACCTACCGCAAAACCATTTGAAAGATATTGATTACGCAAGAGAATGTGTGGAAAACGGCGATTTTGAACTGTTTGAAATGCTTTACGGAAATGTTCCGCAAACGCTGTCGGAGCTTATACGAACAGCACTTGTACCGAGTGAGGACAGGCGATTTATAGTAGCGGACTTTTCGGCGATTGAGGCAAGAGTTATTGCATATCTTGCAGGCGAGCAGTGGCGACTTGAAGTATTTAAAACTCACGGAAAAATATACGAGGCATCGGCAAGTCAGATGTTCCATGTTCCGATTGAAAGTATTCACAAAGGCGATCCGCTACGTCAAAAAGGCAAGATTGCCGAACTTGCACTCGGTTACGGCGGAAGTGTCGGAGCTATGGTGAGTATGGGTGCTTTGAAAATGGGTATTGACGAAGAAGAACTTCAAGGTATCGTGGATAAGTGGCGGAGTTCAAATCCTGCCATAACGGCATTTTGGCGAACGGTCGAGAATGCGGCGATTAAGGCAGTTGAGGGTTATCCGAGCAAGATTAGACATGATATTTCTTTTTACAAACAGTCGAATATTCTTTTTATCGGTCTGCCGTCGGGAAGAAAAATCGCTTACGTTAAACCGAAAATCGAAGTAAACAGATTTGGAAAAAAAGCCGTTACATATATGGGTATGAATCAGACAACAAAAACTTGGAGCAGACTTGAAACATGGGGCGGTAAGCTTGTTGAAAACATAGTACAGGCGTTTGCGAGGGATTGCTTGGCTGAAAGCATAATTCGGCTTGAGGACAGAGGTTTTAAGATTAATTTCCACGTTCATGATGAGGTTATAGTTGACGTTCCGAAAGGCGTGTCGAGTGCAGAGGAGTTGGCGGCGATAATGTGTGAGCCGATTGAATGGGCGAAAGGACTTCCGCTTAATGCGGACGGATATGAATGTAATTTTTATATGAAAGATTAGGGGGTGTTATAAATTGGATTTAGTAATTGCTACGGGACAGAGCAGAAAATCAAAACTGTGGAAAAATACAAAAATGTCGTGGGAGGATTTAATAGAAAGGCTGAAAACAACGACGAGAACGAGTGAAACTCAAGGCGAGTATGCGAATATGCCAAAGTCACAACAGGACGATATAAAGGACGTCGGCGGTTTTGTGGGCGGTAAGGTGAAAAACGGCAAGCGACAGTCGGGAAGTATCGAAAACAGAATTTTGCTTACACTTGACGCAGACTTTGCCGACAGTGATTTTTGCGATAATATTTCAATGTTTTATGACTTTACATACTGCATTTATTCAACGCATAAACACACAGCCGAGAAAGCGAGATTTCGTTTGGTGATACTTCTGTCAAGACCTTGTACACCGGATGAATACGAAGCTGTTGCGAGAAGGGTGGCGTATGATATTGGTATAGATATGTTTGACGACACAACGTATCAGCCACACAGATTAATGTATTGGCCGAGTACGAGCATTGATGGCGAGTATGTGTTTGAACACGAGGAAAATAAACCACTTGACGTTGACAAAGTGCTTGCAAAATACGAGGATTGGCACGACGTATCGAGTTGGTACGTTTCGTCAAGAACAACAAAGGCGTTGGACAGACAAGTTAAAAAACAAGAAGACCCAACACTTAAAAAAGGTGTTATCGGTGCGTTTTGCAGAACTTACGATATACATTCGTGCATAGAAAAATATCTTGCGGACGTGTACGAAAAGTGTGCCGTAGGCGACAGATACACATACAAGGACGGCTCAAGTTCAAGCGGACTTGTAGTGTATGAGAACGGCAAATTTGCGTATTCAAACCACGCAACAGA